TCGACTCAGACAGAAACGAAAGGCCGGGGTTATAGCAGAAGCTAATCCTGAGTAAAACGGTGGATCAATATTGGGCCGTTGGTGGAGATATAAGTGGATCACTTTTCATCCGTCGTTGACAATTGCTCTTATCGCCAGACACGAAGATAACTTGGTATCCAGTAAGTCTACCTTCAAGTCCTTAAAAGATGAGTTGAAGGCTATTCAGGAACAAACGTTGCTATTGGAAAAAGCTCGTCAGGTCTACTCTCCTGCCGGGGTGCGTTCTCATATTTTGACGTCTGTTACGCCTTTCCTGAATACACGCACTGCCGAGTATCTCAATACGTTGTCTGACGGGAATATTACTGCTGAGTGGTCGACGATGGATGTCACTAAAAAAGGTGAGTATCGCGACAAATTCAACATTAGTGTGCAGAAGAAAGGTTCAAGTAAGTCGTTCCAGACCCTCTCTGGTGGTGAGAAGCGGAAGGTTCGCATTGCGTGTTCTTTGGCATTGCAGGATCTGGTTAGTAACCGGGCGAGTAAAAACATCGATTTGTTTATCGGCGACGAAATTGACGATGCACTCGATACAGCCGGTCTTGAACGCCTCATGGGTATTCTGGAGTCCAAAGCTCGCGAGCGAGGTACTGTGCTGATTATCTCCCATAAAGAGATGAAGTCATGGTTCCGGGAAACTATTACGCTGGAAGTTAAAGAGGGGCGCAGCTATGTCGTTTAAATTAAGCCGCTCGCAGTTTTTGCAGGTATTTGCAGTGATGCAGTCGATAAAACTGATCAATGGGCATACTTCCAATGGTGCGGCTCCACGTATTCTGTGGGGCAGCAACAATATTGACGGAGTACAATTCGCCGCGTTGCTTGGTCTAATATCCGAGACGCCATTGATGCAAAGTTTGAAATCACTACCACCTGGATGTATTGCGCCGATCCTGATTAATCCTTTTGTTGAGGGGGGATATCTCCCCAACGTCGGGCCTGGGTTTATCGCAACCCATGAAACTGAAGATCTTAACATTGATAGCGAAGGGTTCTTTGGGGCAATGGATGCGCATCTCTGTATGGCTTTCACGAACCTTATTCGACTTGCCAATAAGCGGGTGGATAGTTTGGCATCGCCAGGTGATGCTTTTACTGGTTTCCTTATCCAAAGGAGGGATAAAAAGTACAGTGCGGACAAACTACAGTTTGTTGGTAAGTATGGAGAAATGGTAGAAATCGAACTTCAGCTCCCTCATGTTTTAGCAAACGATAGTGCAGACAGTCGGAGGCTGTTGGGCATCATGCGTCATTTCATAGCAAGTGGCGTTAAACATGCCGTAGATAAACGTGTCACGCAGGAAAATGAGTATTCAGACTTTGCAAACTATCCCCAACCAACGTTGCAAACGGCAATAGTAGCCAATTCGTTGGAGGCGAGATTATTGGAAAACCCTATATGGGGAACATGGTAAGGAGACTATATGAGTAAAAAAATCAGCGTAGTTGGTGTTGATCCCTCTATGAGCAACTTTGGGCTTGCTGTGGGCACTTTAGACCTTGAAACGGACGAACTTGAGATTCACGGCCTTACTCTTGTTGAGACTAAAGCGGGGAGTAACAAAAAGACCGTTCGTGTGAACAGTGACGATCTGCGCCGTGCCAGTGAAATATGGCGTGTTGCGAAGCCAATCATTGATAAGGCAAATATGGTTTTTTGTGAGCTACCGGTTGGGAGCCAAAACTCTCGTTCGCAGACGTCTTACGGTATTTGCATCGGTGTACTTGCGTGCGTAGATAAGCCATTGATCCAGGTTACTCCAAACGAAATCAAGCATTTTGTTGGCAATAAACTTACTACATCGAAAGAAGAGATTATCCAGTGGGCTACGAAAAAACACCCTAAAGCACCGTGGCTGCGTCGTAAGCAATCTGGACAGGATGTTCTCGTGAACAAAAACGAACATTTGGCTGATGCGGTGGCTGCCATCCATACCGGTATGCAAACAGATCAGTTTCGCCAGGTGCGCGATGTTCTCAAGTCTCTCATTAGATCTCATTGATAGGTAAGTGCTTATCTATTAACATGGGCCACTAAATATAGTGGCCCTCTTTATTTGGTGATACATGATAAGCATCGTAAAACGTAACGGCCAAACAGAGCCGTTATCCGAAGAAAAATACAACCGCGTCGTAATGTATGGCGTAGAAGGCATTCGTGGCGTAAGCGCATCCGCTGTAGCAATGGGAGCTGCGGCCAGCATTTTTGATGGGATTACCACCAGCCAGTTGCATGAGGCTTTGGTTAAATCTGCCGCTGATTTGATCTCACCAGATGCACCAAATTACTCGCAGGTGGCTGCCCGCCTGAACATTTTTAAAATCCGCAAAGATGCCTTCGGTCGTTACGACTATCCGAACTTCTACCAACACATTGTCAAGAACGTTAACAAGGGCGTTTATGACAAGGATTTGCTGACACATTATTCATTTGAAGAGATCGAAGAACTCGGCAATTACATTAAGCCTAAACGTGACGATCTTTTTGGCTATGCGGCTACGGTGCAATTGCAAAGCAAATACCTCGTTCAAAACCGTGTTACTGGTGAGATTCATGAGGGGCCGCAACATATCTATATGCTGGTAGGCATGTGTCTGTTCCAGAATTGGGAAGACGACTGCGCTGGCAAAACACGTATGGAGATGGTCAAAGGTTTCTATGACGTTACAAGTACGTTCAAACTGTCTCTGCCCACACCAATCATGGCCGGCGTCCGTACTCCAACCCGTCAGTTCTCCAGTTGTGTGCTGATTGAGTCTGGCGATAGTCTGAAAGGGATTAGTGCAGCTTCAGCCGCAATTATCGACTACGTTTCACGTCGTGCTGGAATTGGTATTGGTTTTGGCCGTATCCGTGCGCTGGGCAGCGAGATCCGCAATGGTGAAGCCACCCATACCGGAGTTATTCCATTCCTGAAGCATTTCCAGACGGCTGTTAAATCTTGTTCGCAAGGTGGTGTTCGTGGTGGCGCAGCAACAGCGTTTTACCCGATCTGGCATCTTGAAGTTGAAAGTCTGCTGGTGGTGAAAAATAACCGTGGTATTGATGAAAACCGCGTTCGCCATCTTGATTACGGCGTCATGAGTAACCGTCTAATGTACCGTCGACTCGTCAGAAGCGAGAACATCACTCTGTTCAGCCCGCATGATGTGCCTGATATGTACGAAGCCTTCTTCACAGACCAGGAGCTGTTTGAAAAGCTGTACCATAAATACGAAGCCGATGATTCAATTCGCAAGAAGTCAGTACCTGCCATTGAGCTGTTCTCATCTCTGATGCAGGAACGAGCGTCCACGGGCCGAATTTATATTGCGAACGTCGATCATATTAACGAGCATGGCGCTTTCATTCCTGCTCTTGCACCTGTTCGCCAGTCAAACCTGTGCATGGAGATCACTCTACCCACTCGTCCACTGGCATTTACCGACGACCCGAACGGTGAGATCGCGCTATGCACTTTATCCGCTTTTAACCTCGGAGCCATCCGTTCACTGGAGTCTCTTAAAGAGGTGGCGTTCTATGCCGTTGCTGCACTGGATTCGTTACTGGATTATCAAGACTATCCGATGGAGGCAGCCGAAGTGCCTGCCAAAGCTCGTCGTAGCTTGGGAATTGGTGTAACCAACTTTGCTTATTACCTGGCAAAGAATGGCGTTCGTTATTCTGATACCGCTGGCAATAAACTGGTGCATGAAACGTTCGAAGCTATCCAGTATTACCTTCTTGATGCCAGCTGCCGACTTGCTGAAGCAAAAGGTGAGTGTGACTGGTTTGAGCAGACCAAGTACGCAATTGGTCAGTTGCCGATCGACCATTACCGTTCTTCATTAGACGAAAGTGGCGAAACCAACTTTGAGTTAAAGATGCCGTGGGAAGAACTGCGTGAACGTATTGCAAAATACGGCCTTCGCAACTCCACACTGACGGCACAAATGCCATGCGAGACTTCCAGCCAGATCACTAATTCCACCAACGGCATCGAACCGCCTCGTGGCCCGGTGTCAGTGAAATCTTCTAAGGACGGCATCGTTAAGATGGTCGTGCCTGAGTTTGAAAAACTGAAGGAACAGTATGAATACCTGTGGGATATGCCGGACAACCGCGGCTATCTGACAAAGGTGGCGATCATCCAGAAGTTCTTTGACCAGGCTATTTCAGCCAATACCAACTATGACCCTTCTCGCTTTGAAGGCGATAAAGTCCCAATGATGACGCTACTGTCAGATTTGCTTCTCGCCTACAAGATGGGAGTTAAAACGCTTTACTACCACAACACCAGAGATGGGGCAGGAAAGCGTGATGACGACGAACCGCAGAATCCACTGACGCAAGCTGTAGCCGTCGAGCCAGAAGATGAGTGCGACGGAGCCTGCAAAATCTGACATATGGTGGGGGATATCCCCACCTTCTCTTTGATTTGTAAGCCTTGTTTAAACACATAAGATAACAACTTGTTTAAACGCACCAAAAAAGAAAAAGGAAAAACACATGTCATATTCAACGTTCCGTTTGGGTGCTAATGATGCAACCAAAGAGCCTATGTTCCTCGGACAATCTGTCAACGTGGCACGTTACGATCAGCAAAAATACCGTGATTTTGAAAAGTTGATTGAACGTCAATTGTCTTTCTTCTGGCGGCCGGAAGAAGTTGATATTTCGAGCGATCGTATCGACTTCAACACGAAGCTGCGGGACCACGAACGTCACATTTTTCTGAGCAATCTCCGTTATCAAACGTTACTCGATTCAGTTCAGGGACGTAGTCCAAATGCAACGCTGCTGCCGCTTATCTCTATTCCTGAACTGGAAACGTGGGTTGAAACGTGGTCTTTCTCTGAGACTATCCATAGCCGCAGCTACACCCACATTATTCGTGGCATGGTGGACGATCCGAGCATTGTTTTTGACGGTATTGTTACGGATGAAGAAATCATCAACCGAGCGATCAGTATCTCTGCTGAATATGACAGGCTTTATGGGATGACCTGCGAGCGCCAGTCGTTAGGTGAGAAGGAGTTTGAACGTCTGTACGTAAATGAATATGGCTGGGAGCCATACCCTTTGCACCGTCAGCTTTTCCGCACGTTGGTGTCCATTAATGCGCTTGAGGCGATCCGTTTCTATGTAAGTTTTGCATGTACGTTTGCCTTTGGCGAACGGAAGTTGCTTGAGGGTAACACCAAAATTATGCGCTTTATTGCCCGTGATGAAGCTCTGCATTGCGAAGGAACTGAACGCATGATCCGCTTCATGCGTACCGGTCGCGAAGGTTTATTGTGGAAAGAGATTGCTGCTGATGAAGAAAACGTCATTTACGACACCATGAAATCAGTCGCCGAACAAGAAATGAACTGGGCAGACTATCTCTTCAAAGACGGTTCGATGATTGGTTTAAACGCGGATATTCTCAAAACCTATGTAAAATACCGCACCAATCTGGCTATGAATCGTCTTGGCCTGAAGGCTTTATTTCCAGAGGTTACCACCGATCCGCTGGTCTGGATGAACAAGTGGTTGTTAACCGACACACTGCAAATTGCACCACAAGAGGCAGAGCAAAGCACATATCTGGTAGGTCAGATCGATTCTACCGTGGATAAGGCTTCTCTAAGCCAGTTTGCTGACCTGTAAACCGATACAAAGCATTATGTGGCCTGGCAACGCTGGGCCACAATGGATCACAAGAATTAAGAAGGAACAAAACTAGCATGAACTTTACCAAACTGACTGACCACCTGAAACTTGCCACCGATCGACTCATTGGATTTAAGCCAGAACCATATGAGTTGCATGAAGGTCATGGTGTAGCTACTGAAAGTATTTACAAGATGGTCGATCAGTTTCATGAACTCTTCCAGCATCCGAGACGCGTTATGCCGACACCAGAGCTGCTTCGTCTCCGTGCAAGCCTGATTCATGAAGAAGCTGTAGTGGAAGGTATTCCAGCCGCAATGAATGGGGATATTGAGCAACTGCTGGATGCAATGGCCGACTTTTTATACGTTGGTGTTGGTACGATGGTCGCCATCAAAGGTGGTATTTCTACCGGCATGACCTATTACACGCAGGAACAGAGCATTGATCGCTTTATGCAGACAATTTTTGTGCCCGGTAACACTGTTTTCGATGATATGGCAATGCCATTTCAGGAAGCTCGTGAGGCGTCATGTATGCTCGAAGAGCTGGCAGATAAACTTGAGAACAAGACTGTTAAGGATTCTGAGCTGATTCAGGAACTGCGCCGTGTCATGAACAAAATCTATGTGGCGTGCATGATGACCTATCGACTGGCTGATTTCCTCGGTATCAATGTAGTCGAGCTGGTTGGCGAAATTCATCGGTCTAACATGACAAAATTATGGCCTGCTGATGTTGAGGAACGTCGCCAGGCTGTGGCCAACTGCAAATACGACTCTTCAGACCTGGGATTCCGCCATGCTGATGGCACCGATAAGATGATCGGTTTTCGAATTTCCGATGGAAAGATTCTGAAGTCTCCAACCTATAGTGATGTCGATTTATCCTCCTTTGTTGAGCAAGCTAAAGCCTCAGCAATGTACGGAATGATCAAAAAATAATTGTAGGTAGTTATCTATCTGTGTATATTGCGTTGGCGCGTTAAATTTCTGAAACAACTATTCGTTTTTGGTGGCCTATGGCCACCATTTTTTTATCTGTCTGGTCTTGTTCTCTCAATAAATGTAAACTCACGCAATGAATAAGTGGTTACTTATCTTTGTGAGGTTTTTGTGTCACTCCTTTTGAATCGTGAGCATACGAACGGTCAGGTAACAAACGCATCGTATGCAAAAGTTATTGAGACGGTGCTTAAAAGCGGCGTGCAGGCTGATGATCGCACAGGCACTGGTACTTTAAGCACCTGCTACGTTCCCTCTTACTACATGCTTACTGGTGGGACTGTGCCGCTTATTTCTGGAAAGGCGGTAAATCTTAAGCCACTGCTTGTCGAACTTGAGTGGTATCTGAAAGGCACGGGCAACATCCAATTTCTCAAGGATAACGGCGTTAAGATTTGGGATGCATGGGCCGATGAGAATGGCGATTTGGGGCCGGTTTACGGTAAGCAGTGGCGTCGATGGGAAGATACCCGCATCGTGAGCCATAGTGAATATCTGAGCAAGATCGCTACTTTCCGTGAACGCGGGTACAAAGTCGAGGGATACCTGGGTATCAGTGAAGATCGCGTAGTGCTGTCCCGTGAAATCGATCAGCTACAGCGTATTGTCGATACACTGCGCACGAACCCTACCGATCGTCGCATCATGCTTAACGCATGGAACGTAGGCGAGCTTGAGGATATGAAACTGCCACCTTGCCACTTTGTCTTCTCTTTGTGGAGTCGTGAGCTGGATTTTGAAACCCGTTTAACGATGGCAACTGACATTGGTCTTCAACACAGTCGCCTCGGTTACGAGTCTATCTACACCAAGATGCTATACGATCTGGAGATGGACGGCAGTGTTACTGAAGCTGAACTGGATGAACTTGGAATCCCCAAACGCATCCTCAACTCCTGCCTCGTACAGCGTAGCGTAGACACTTTTGTTGGTATGCCATTCAATATTGCTGGCTATGGCATTCTCACTCATTTTCTCGCGAAGATTACGGGTCACATGGCCGGTGCATTTGTGCATTTTGGCTTTGACGTGCATTTGTACAACAACCACATGGAAGGTGTGTGTGAGCTAATGAAACGACAGGCTCCAGAGCATTCAGATCCGGTCGTTATTTTCCCTCATGAATGGTCAGAGTTGGATGATTTCAAATGGGACGAGGTTTTAATTCTTGGCTATGACCCTCTATCGTGGATCAAGGTTCCAGTGGCGGTGTGATATGGCAAGAGGTATGTATGTCTTATGCGAAATTGAAGGTGTGCTGGCAAATGCCAGCCATCGTAAATCAGTATCTGACGCGGATGCAGGCCAGCTCATTGCCGGTGATGAACTCATTTTCCCCACCAGCCGTATGTTGCGTGGTTTTGCTCGCTCAGGGGCTGAAGTGGTGCTTATCAGTAGCCGCTCTGAAACTCTTGAAGCGCCAACTAAACGATGGCTGAAAGATTTTGGCGTTGATTATGACTGGCTTCATCTCGTACCGAATGGCACCAGTTATGAGAAGCATATTAAGCGCACATTAGCGGAGCATAAAGGCGATCTGCTTATCGCTGCGCTGGTGCACGATCCTCGACTCCGTGCCGCTTTAGCCGACTCTCACCATCGACCGGTCATCTATGAGGTGAGCAAATGAAGATGATCGCTGCTGTTGGCCGTAACTATGAGATCGGCATAGCGAATGAACTCCCCTGGCGTTGTTCTACCGATCTGAAGCTATTTAAGAGACTCACCAAAAACGCCACTGTCGTTATGGGGCGTAAAACGATGGAAAGTCTCAAACGCCCTCTTCCAGAGCGTCATAACCTCGTTTTGACGCGCTCTCATGGCTTTGTACCAAATGGATTCTACCCTGCTGGTGTGGATGATGTGTTGCGATTACCAGAGCCTGTGTGGGTGATTGGCGGGGAACAAATTTACTCGCTATTCATGCCGCATGTTGAAGAGATTTGGCTCTCCCACATCGGCGTTGATGTGCCAAACGCCGATGCATTCTTCCCGGCAAGCATGATGCGTAATTTAGGCTTTGTGCCTGTTGAAACAGCTTATACCCAACGAGCCAGCGAGGAAGAGCCTGGCTTTTCGCAGATCGTATACAGAAGGTCGTAATGGATTACCGGATTGGGATCACTGGTGCTCAGGGCAGTGGGAAAACAACCCTGGCTAAATATATCGACAAACATTACGGAATCCCTTACGTGGATGCTGGTGTCGGAAGTTTGATGAGCCGCCTCGGTGTTCGAGTAGGTGATTCTATGCCTCTATATGAGCGGCTTCAGATTCAAATGGAAATAGCAAAGCATATAGAGCTACTTACGCGTGGTGTTGAAGGCTTTGTTATCGATCGCACACCTGCTGATGTTATGGCCTACACGTTGGATTTGGTCGGCCATACAAATGAAGATCGGTGTATTGAGTTAGCCCTCGATATCGAAAAGTTTTGCCACAAAACTGCTATTTCAAACTTTAACGCCATTGCTGGCCTACGCCCGGGGGTCGCTCTCTCAGAGCGAGATTACTTGCGGTCACAACGAGCATCATTAGACCGTCTGTATGTCGCTCGTATTGATGCGTTGATGTGCGGGGAACTGACAAAAATTCACCTGCATCCGCAAAGGGGAGATCTGCAAACCTTCGTCGTTTCCAACCGATATCGCACGGTTGAAGCAAGAGCCAGATCAGTGATGAGAATGCTAGATAACGCTGTAGAAAAGATAGAAAACCGGTTCTGTGGCCGAGTGACCGTTCATTAGAAATTGTTCGCCTCTTCGACATTGCGACAATAAAACTCTCAAAATGGGTTAAGGATAAAAAATGTTTAGTGAAATGTTGCTTGAAGATGAACTGGATCGGAAAACAACAGAGGCTTTGATTCGTGTAGCGGACGAACATTCCCGGTCGCTTATGAGCGATCGAGAGGCTCGTCTGGCTATTCGTGCCATATTCGAAACTGCGCAGGGGCTTGTTGGTACACAAGTGGGTGAAGCCATTAACATCGCCATGTCTCAGTTCAGTGAAGGCAGTAAAAAGCCTCTGTTTCCTATGCATTTGATGCTGGCTGGTGGCACGGTGCTTTATATCTCTGTTTGTCTGGATAGCAACCAAATCAATATTCTCAACACTGTGTCAGGTAAGTGGAAAGATCCGATTGTCTGTGAAACCAGTGAAGAAACTTTGAAAAAAGCGGCTCAATTTGTACGTAGCGCACTACTTAAGGGCGCTAAGAAGTTGTAAGGAGTTCTGATGACAACGATTGTTGCAGGCATCGATATCGAGTCTACGGGACTGGATTTCCTTGCTGGTCATAAAATTATTGAAATCGCAATTACCCGCTATGAACTGGAGACACAGAGACATATTGATAGTCTGGAGATGCGTTTTAACCCTCGCAGAAACATAGATCCGAAAGCTCAAGCCGTTCATGGCATTTCATTGGAACAGCTCGCAGCTGAACCTTTGTTGTCAAATCATGCCAGCGAAATTGGCGCTTATATGGGGGCATGTAGTGTGTGGGTTGCTCATAACGGCGAAGCATTTGATATACCATTTATTCGACACGAGTTTTCAGGGTATGGAGTAAGACTGCCAGAAGTTCCTGTTATAGATACTATGTTATCGGGATTGTGGGCCACAGAAGACGGTAAACGTCCCCGCCTTGAAGAGTTGGCCTTCTCTCTTGGCTTTATATACGATCATGCCAAAGCACATAGTGCCTTATATGACACAAACTTAATGATGCAATGCTTCTTTAAGGCACGTAATAAGTACGGATTTTTTAAATTACCCTCTGAAATTGTGTAAAACAAAAGCCTACTTTAAAAAGTTTAAAGTAGGCTTTCTTTTAAAGAACAGTCGCCTTTCAATCATTTCCTGCCTGTATTTAATACTTTTCCGCCTGATAGGTTTAGTCAAAATGTAGCCATCGAAACGCAAATGTAACCAAACAGAAGGAGACTTACATGAGTTCGGTTGAAAATGTAATGACAAATGATGATCTGGACGAGCTGACAGCCATGTTGCAATCACTTGATGAACCAGTAAAAAAAGCTGCACAGGTTGAAAATACTGATGATATTGACGATCTGCTGCTCGGCCTAGATGCTGGCGTAGCCATGAGTTCTGATGATGTTGCCGAAGAACTGTTCAATGAAGAAAAAGCAGGTGATTTCAGCTCTGCTTTAAATGAGTTGGAGTTAGCGCATGAGCCTATAAACGTAATTAACGCTGAAAGTGTTGAAGCTGCCGAAAACGAGCCAGAACAATTGGGATTTATTGAGGTTGAAGAGTGTGTTGAGGTTAATGATGAATTAAAAGTTCAACAGTCAAATGATAGCAATACAAATAAAAAAGCTCGTACTGCAAGAGGTCCTCGTTTTACTTTAAGTGATAAAGATGATTCGTTTTTCAATAAAGCGGGCTTAGAAAAAGATATTTTCTTAGACGCTTACGATAACGCGCCTGTCAAAGCAAAGGATAAGATATTAAACCTTCTTAATTGGTTTAGCGGAGGTCCAGATATTAGTGTTTACACGGTAATTTCCATGAGACACCTTCTCACAGAAAAGAAGGCTACAAGTAATAGTATTAAGATTGCTTTAATGAGCAATCCAGAAAAACCGTATCCGCTTAACACTGCGTCAACTCAGGCTGGGCAAATGATGGCTGTATTTCCAGCGACAGGAATTGCCGTTAGAGGCGGTGGAAATCTAACATTGAACGAAGAATCACCGATCGTTAAGAAGTTTGTCGCGGAGTACACTATTGGATGACGTTCCCCTACTGAAAATAAAGCCCATAGAGAGCTTTATAGTGCTGGGTAAGCCAATCACATACCCAGCACCACAAAAACGCGCCAGAGAGCTTCTCGTTTGCATTTCTGGCGCGTTTTATTTGATTGCCAGACATAAAATCAAATGCAAAAATAGGTATTTACTTACCTATCGAGAAAGAAGATGATTGCAGCCGAAAAAATCAAACAGCGAAAGCGCGACAACTCTCTTCGTGACCTCTGGAGAACACCTGACTGGCTGTTTTCTGCCATTCAACGTTATCTTGGAGTGACATTTGATGTTGACGTTGCCTGCAACAAGGACAATGCAAAGCTGCCTAATTTCATAGGCGTTGAGCGTGATGCTTTGAAATCTGAATGGGGACAGCCAGGTACAATTGCCTTCCTCAATCCACCCTACTCCAAAATCTCCCCCTGGATTGATGCGGCTATACGTGAGCAGGCTCGCGGAGTTACAACAGTGATGCTAATTCCTCAATCCCTAGATACAAAGTGGTATGAGCGTGCAACAGAGTGTGCGAATGAGACGATTATTCTGTCTGGTGGCCGCGTAGCGTTTGTCGAGCCTGACGTCAATCTGGGTCAGGTAGAAGTAAACATCAACCCAGGTGGCAGTATGCTCGTTGTTTTTCGAGGATTTTGTCAGGACGCTGGGCACTCTATAAGCAAGATCCCTTTGGACGTCATGAAAAGTCTGGGAGGGTATGATCCTGCGAATGTGATCAGGAAAAAAAGACCATCAAAGAAGGCTGCTTAGTTTGTTCTGGCGTCTGTAATTAGCCTGCTTCTGTATATATAAATAACTACATATTAATTATTAATATACGGAAGCAGGCTGTTTTGTATCAGAGACTCCAGACCTGAACATCACTACAGAATCCACTAGAACCCCTTCCCAGACGCTTTAAAATCGATTTTATGAACCACTTTAAGGAAACCAACATGTCATACCCGACTAATGTCGTTGCGCTCGTAGAGAGCGATTTTCTGGCCCAGGCTCGTGAAATGATGAAAGATCGTGAGCAGGCTTTCAACTTGTACGAATGGGCAATTAAGTGCTTGCATCTTGGCGAGCATCGCGAACTTGTTGAACAGCTTTTAGGTGAGTTGATCAATGAGGTGTTTGCCTTGAATGTTCAACTACATGGTAGAGAAAATAATCAATCACAATGATAGATAAGTACAAACTATTCATAAAGTGAATTGTAAGTGCTAAGATCTGATAGTTTCCAGTCGTAGACTGGAGACTCGACCTGATGGGTGGGGGTAAGCGTCACTGGCGTCAGGTTTAAAAAAGCTCACTACCAGCGTAGAACCGGTGCCGTTTAGGTGTCGGGGAAGGGGGAACCAAAGTGAGCGGAGACAAGGGTCACTTTATGATTGTCGAGTCTGGGGTGTTTAGAGAGGTTGAATCCAGTACTCCCCTTCATAAAGTGTGGGAAGATCTCGGTTCTGGGGTGCTGTCATCCATAACTTCCCAAGTCTAAGCTGGCAGTAGACTTAGGCCATAACTTTTCAGGTTATGAAACGACCAGGTTGGTGAGGGATTTTTATACTCACCTCCCTGGGAGAGTATTACCTGAAAAGACAACCTCTCACTTCGTTCGAGGTGAACTTCACTCACTTCGTTCGTTCAGTTCAGGTTTATAAAAACCTGTTCTGGGAAGTAATTTGTTTATTTTAATAATTATTAACACGCACGCGTGTGCGCACGCGCGAGGAAAAAATCGGCGCGGCGCTTGATTCAGGAGTTTATATGACGACGAAGACACCAGCCCGATCGCAAGAAAAAACTCGCAAAAAAGCCAAAAACAAAAATTCTCCCCGCACCAATTCCACAACGCCTGTCGTAGAGTTCAATCCCCAGCTTAAAACCGTGAAAATCTTCAGTGATGGCTCTTGCCTTAAAAATCCGGGTGGCCCGGGCGGTTACGGTATAGTTCTCCAGTATCGTGGTGAGGAACGCGAGTTCTCAGATGGTTTTCATAGCACCACCAATAACCGCATGGAGATGATGGGGGCACTTATCGGGCTGGAGCGTTTGAAATATCCATGCAACGTTATTTTGCACTCTGATAGCCAGTATCTGAAAAACGGCATGACACAGTGGATGAAATGGTGGAAACGCAATGGATGGGTGACTTCTGACAAAAAACCGGTAAAGAATGTTGATCTGTGGAAGCGTCTGGATGAGGCTGCAAGTCGACATAATGTTCGCTGGAAGTGGGTTAAAGGTCACGCCGGGCATCGTGAAAATGAAATATGTGATCGACTCGCGAAGATCGCAGCTTTTTCCGCAGCAGATATGCCTCACAAGAAAGATATTGGTTTTGTTTACAACAAACAGTAAGTAAGTGTTTACCTATCATTTTAAATCATGTATCTTATCGGCGTCAGGATGACAATGTGTCGGTAAGACACAGTTCCAGGATGGAACGAGAAAGGCGGCTGGCAATCGCCAGCCGCAACTCTTTCTGACACTGGATGGAGTCCACATGGCACGTCAAACCTATTTCACTTCTGCAACTAAACGTCCTCGTTCACTACGTCAAATTTTGGCCGAATTATTTAGCGGTCGTGTTCTGTCACGTCTTGATGAACTAGAGACTGCCGTTCGGTTGCTGAATGAACGTTTAGATAAGCAAGCGTCAGTTGTTGCGAACGTGGGGGCGATTGTTACCTCTGGTTCTTCACGCGAAGCGAAAAGTACACGGCCTTTAGTGAAGGAGAAAAACAACAAGGACAGTTCGAATGGAAAATTTTCAAAGAAAGAGGCTGAAACCAATGGCCTACGTTCTCATTATAGTTTCACTGGCGACGATAGCCGTTCCAGCCGGCCAGAGCCTTTTGATGCCGGGTTCATCCATCACCACACCTCCGTCGACGACAATTACCACCACTCCAGTAGAGCGTCCTGTCACTCTGGATGGGATGACGGTGGATGCGATACCTCAAGTTCATCCAGTTACTCAGGATCATGCTGTGACTAAGGCGGTTGTATGAACTGGTTTTCAAATCACTTTGGAAAAATTTGGCTGGCAATTCTTGCCCTCATGGCCGCCGGTTGGGTATCGAACATTATAAAACTTGTTTGCTCTGGCGATCTCCAGTTTCAGGCTGGTATGACCTTGGCTCGTGTTGTTGGGATTTTTGTTTTTCCAGTTGGTTCGGTACTTGGTTATTTCTGACGGTTGTTAGTGCATATGCATTGACCGTCTTTTCGTAAGCAATTCATGTAACTAGAAAACAACTTGTTTTAACAAATAACAAAAGGAAAGCACATGTTAGGTTTATTCAAAAAGAAAACTCGTAAAGCTGTTATCGAGGTCAAAAAAATGGAGAACCGAGATGCGGTTGAAGCCACCGTGTGGGGCGCGTACATGATCTCCTATGCCGATGGCACATGCGACGCAAAGGAAATTTCCATTCTTGAGAAAACAATTGCAGCTCTGCCTGCGTTTTCTCCGTTTGCTGGTGAGATTGCCCAAATGAGCGCCAATATTCGTGCTCAATACGAAGCCTCACCGCGCCGCGCTAATGCCCAGGCTTTACGTGAGCTGGCTGATGTGGCCGGGACTAATGATGCAGTAGATGTACTGTGTCTGTGCCTTGATATTGCCGATCAGGACGGCATTGGTGAACAAGAAGAGCAGGCACTTAAAAAGATCGCCCAGGCGCTTCAGTTGTCACTGGATGCTTATCTCTAATGCTTGAGAGATTCCGGCTTGTGATCGTCATTGCTCTTCTGGTGATGGCGGTGTTGGTGGATTTTACGGGAAAGATGATGTCTGTCATTTCTGATGGCGTCCTCATTGGTCTGGCGATCTACTTCGCTTATCCGCTAGTCCGTAAAGCAACGTGTTAATGACAAGGGCCAAATGGCCCTTGTGTTTCGTTGACCGAAATAGAGAGTTTGCACCTTTACGTTTAGCTTGCTCCCCTTTTATGCCACATCACAATAAAGCCAATAAGAAAACAACTTGTTTAAGCATTAGGAAAAACACATGTGCAAGAAATGCAAAGCGATAGCTGATGAACAAAACGCCTTATTCGAAGAAATGGATGCTAATGAACTGGTCAAAATGTTAGCCATTCTTCGAGGAATAGAAGACGTTTCCATATTTGAGAGAGTGGTTACAGCACTTAATTTTGAGTCCACCTTTGAAGAGCCAACTCAGGTTGTAGCTTTAGCACATCATTTCGGTGTTCATTATCTTGCTGAAAAAGAGCGCGCTGATAAGTTGCAGGCGACTTTGGATATGGTGAGCGAGACTCAACGAACTGATGACACTAACAAGAGTGAGGCGATTATTGCCAGCAAAGATCGTGAAATTGCTGGGCTTAAATCCTCTCTAACGATGTTGATGTCTGCGTTCAATCTTATGTCTTCTCAGGCGGGTTATAAAATGCCATCACTAAACAGCGATGATCCGATGGCCGTTCGTCAGCTTTTGGGAGCAATGGCCGACCAACTCGACGACACAAAGAGTCGGCTTGAAGACATGATGCGTGAGTTAAGCCATCGACATAACCTCGCAACACAGCCACACAAAGCCTTTCAAAGCTCTAATTGATCTGATATGGCCGCATGATCGGCCATATTGTGTTGATAAAAAACAAGGATGAAAAATGGCATACGGTACAGGGATTTACAACAATAAAGGAATTAACGTTACTGGCTTCCTTACTCCTATTTTTTTTCTTGATCGATTTACTGCGTCATCAGGCTCTAAGACGTACTCCAATCCGCCACCGGGTAAATCGCTACATGCCGTGTGGTCATTGATGCCTCTTAACAACGACAACTACATTAATTTACCTGTTCCAACAGTTACTATTAATGGAAATACGGTTAGTTGGTCAAATTTATATACGGGGCTTGGTTCTTACATATACACATACTGGGGATAATTATGTTCGGGATGTCAATTACTCAATCAGATGGAAGTTTGTGGATGAGTCCAGAATTTACTCCGCAAAATCTGATTAATAAAGGGACAATGTCTACATCTAAAGGTTCTGTTTTTCAAACATCAATCCCATCAAACAAATCATGTTTTTTTTTCATAAAAAGCAGTAATAAGGCGAACATGATGTTTATTCATGAGCATAGTAACGGATACAATGCTCTCAGATTGCATCAGGTAAATGGTAGCCCCGGAACAATAACAGTTTATGCTTTTTCTGATATGGTGTTACCACATTCTGGCTATGGCATTGCCATGTATAACAGCGCAGGCGCAATGGTGTATCACGGTGAGATGATGCCCCTTGATGCGAAACTTATCACTATTTCTGACCCTCAATTTACAATAGATATGGGGTATCCATGTGCGGTAATGCCTGCTATGGTTGGAGTATATAACTATAGACGAACCGATTACGACAGACCTGTCTATGTAACAATGACAGGTGCAACTGGAAACCAAGTATATAACGGTCAATGGTATTCCGGTAATGTCACATGGGATATTAAGAAGATTTATACAAACAAAATTCTGGTGATAAATACCTCCAAGTATGATTAGCCAATGCCTTTATTTGAAGGATTGCCTGTTTATTTCTATTTAGTACCTTTTCATTTTTGAAATAATTGCACCATTAAACAAATCACTTCTTAATGGTGCAATTATGAATACAGCCCTTTCCATCATCGACGATGCCAACTCAAACACTGCTATCGACTATCGGCAGGAAATGAACGTCATCCACGAAATTGTGGCCGAGTGCGAGAAAGAGATCGCCTTCATGTATCAGGTTCACGACTTCGTTTATGGCGACGAACGCCACAACATGATTAATCGCCTGCTGAGACTAAACCATCGACCAGATGAAGATCGCTCGCGTTTAAATCGAGGTTGGTTGGATAAAGTCGATCTGGAATGGGTGAAACAGAATATTTGGGCCGAGTACTGGAGGAAGGTCACGGACATGACTAACGTTTTGCTGATCATGCCAGCTTCCCGTCGAGATGAGTGGCGCGAGCAGTTTATAGAGGGCAAACAGGAAGTCATCAAAACTGACAGAACCGGCTACCAGATGAAGGTTAAAGAGTTCGTTGGTGTACCGGAGTTCAAAGCAGAAACGGTCATACTGAACCGCCCCGGGAATCCTGGAGACTAAACTTCCTGAGAAAGAGGTAAACAGGATGACTAAAAATACTCGTTTTTCCCCTGAAGTCCGTCAACGGGCAG